GGCCATGTACACTGAAGCGGTTGTTGTGATTGCTAACGAAGGTGTACTGCTCAAAGCACAGGCAAACCCTTACATGATGGCAGACCGTCCTGTAGTGGCTTTCCCATGGGATGTAGTGCCGGGAAGGTTCTGGGGCAGGGGTGTATGTGAAAAAGGATATAACAGTCAGAAAGCCCTTGCCGCAGAAATTAGGGCACGGATTGATGCACTGGCCCTTACGGTACACCCAATGATGGCTATGGATGCCACCCGGCTTCCTCGTGGACACAAGCCAGAAGTAAGGCCCGGCAAGATATTGCTTACCAACGGCTCACCCGGAGATGTGCTTCAGCCTTTCAACTTTGGCAACGTTAGCCAGATTACGTTCAATCAAGCAGCAGCATTGCAGCAGATGGTACAGCAAGCTACGGGCGCTGTAGACAGTGCTGGCCTAGCAGGGCAAGTGAATGGTGAAGCTACAGCAGCAGGGATTAGCATGTCCCTTGGTGCCATTATCAAACGCCATAAGCGCACACTAATCAACTTCCAGCAAAGTTTCCTCCTGCCTTTTGTGAAGAAGGCTGCTTATCGCTATATGCAGTTTGACCCAGAGAACTATCCGGTGAAGGATTATAAGTTTAATGCTGCCTCCACCCTCGGTATTATCGCCAGAGAGTACGAAGTGACACAGCTTACGCAACTCCTTCAAACAATGCCGCCGGATTCGCCCCTCTATCCAACCCTTGTGCAGTCTATCGTAGACAACATGAACCTGTCTAACAGAGAGGAACTGCTCGCTACACTTGAACAAGCCTCTCAGCCTAACCCCGAAGCACAACGGGCACAGCAAGAACAGCAACAGGCTGCTCTTGAGTTCCAGAAGTCTCAGACACAGGCTATCAACGCTGAAGCTGCATACAGCGAGGCTAGGGCTAGGAAGATTGCTGAAGAAACCCGACTGCTTCCGCTTGAAACGCAAGCCAAACTCATTAACTCTGCAACTTCAGACTTGCAGGATGATGGAGAGTCCAAGGACTTTGAGCGCAGGATGAACTTCCTTGATCGTCAGCTAGAGGCTACAAAGCTAGAGCAGCAAGGCCAGAAGCATAATGACGAAATGAAACTTAAAGTGATTCAGACAATGAAGCAACAGGGAGGTGGCAATGCTAACACCAACTGAAATGCAGCGCATCCTGTCAGAGATTAACTCAGCTTTTGAAAGAGACAGGCGTAGGATTGACAAGCTGGAAGAAGAAGTTAAGAAGCTCAAGTCTCAAAGAAACACAAGAAAAACATTGACAGATAGCTGATTGTATGCTATAATAAGACTATACCGATAATCCAAGGAGAATTTATGGATCGGGAAGTCAAAAAGTATTATAACAACTTGTTTGATTTGTTTCGTACAGAAGGCTGGAAACAGATTATGCAAGAGGTTGAAGATAACATCACAGCTACCAATTCGGTAGTGGATGTAAAGGACAACGAAGACCTTTTCTTTAAGAAGGGACAACTTCAAGTCCTAACCACCTTCAGGCGACTGGAGGAAACTGTTGACTTGGCGTGGCAAGAGATGGAGAACAGAGGTAGATATGAAGAGGATATTTGACTTCCGTTGTTCAACTTGTCGTAGAAAGTTTGAAGCCATTGTTGACTTGTCGTCCACCATGACTATTAGGTGCAGTTGTGGACAGACGGCATACAAAGTGCTAAGCCCAGTAAGAGCTTCTCTAGACCCACTCAGCGGACACTTTCCTAGTGCCACTGACAAATGGGCCAAGGAGCACGAACAAAAGGCCAAGAGCACTTCTAGCTAACTCCATAACGTATAACGCGGAGGTTTTATGAGTCGAGCACAATTTGTTGAAGAGCGTGAGGATGAAGAGTACGACACTCTCCCCACTGATGACCAAGTAGAAGAGCAAGAGGCCAACCCGGAACCGGAGCCTCAACCTGAAGAAGAAGACCTCCCTGAGAAGTACAGGGGTAAGTCTGTTAAAGAAATCGTTCAGATGCACCAAGAGGCTGAAAAGCTCCTTGGTAAGCATAGCAGCGAAGTAGGTGAATTGCGTGGTGTGGTCGATCAGTATATCCAAGCACAACTCCAATCCCAAGCACCAACAGAGCAAGGCGGTAAGAAGGAAGAGGAAGAAGTAGATTTCTTTGCTGACCCAGAAAAGGCAGTTAATAACTCTATCTCATCTCATCCTGCCATTAAAGAGGCACAAGAGTATGCTAAGCAGGCTAAGCAGTCTACAGCTTTGCAGACTCTACAGTCAAAGCATCCTGATATTGATAAGATTGTAGCTGATCCAAAGTTTGCAGAATGGATCAAGGGAAGTAAAGTACGAACTCAATTGTTTGTACAGGCTGACCAGCAATACGATACAGATGCCGCTGACGAGTTGTTCAGCACATGGAAACAACTTAACAAGAACGCTGAAGAGGTTAGCCAAGCTGACCAACAGACGCGGAAGAAAGCAGTTAAGAGTGCTTCCACTGGTGCTAATCGAGGTTCTTCCGAGAGCCGTGGCAAAAAGAAATACCGCCGTGCAGACATCATTAAACTAATGAAAGATGACCCGCAACGGTATCAAGCACTACAGCCTGAAATTATGGCAGCTTACCGTGAGGGCCGCGTAATATAAATAAGGAGTAGAAAATGGCTGGTGAAACCTCAGGTGCCTATTTTACAGCGAACGCTGTAGTAGACAAAACAGCAGCGGATACCTTCATCCCCGAGGTGTGGAGTGATGAAATTATTGCCGCTTACGAAAAGTCCCTCAAGATGGCTCCGCTTGTCCGCAAGATGAGCATGTCTGGTAAGAAAGGGGATGTAATCCATGTACCGAAGCCTACTCGTGGTAGTGCTAATGCTAAAGCAGAAGCAACCGCAGTTACGATTCAAGCGAACCTTGAAAGCGAACTGACCATCACGATTAATCGTCACTTTGAATACTCTCGCCTTATCGAGGATATTGTTGACGTACAGGCTCAACCGACTCTGCGTCAGTTCTACACTTCTGATGCCGGGTATGCCCTTGCCAAGCAAGTCGATGATGACCTCTTCGGCGTTGGTACGGCTTTTGGTGACGGTACTAAAGACCTTACAGCAGACGACACTGGTGCTAAATGGGTTAATAGCAACGTCTATTTCAACGATTCTTCTAATGGATTGACGGCTTACGCTGTTGATACCGTTGTAGATGGCGATGTGTTTGATGATGCTGCTTTCCGTGGTCTTATCAAGTTGATGGATGATGAAGATGTACCGATGGATGGGCGTTGCTTTGTAATTCCCCCGTCTCTTCGTTCTTCCATTATGGGTATTGAGCGGTATGTTTCTTCTGACTTCCGTGACCCCAAGACTGTGCAAACGGGCCTTATCGGCAGTGTATACGGCATTGACATTTATGTCTCTTCCAACTGCCCTGTTATTGAGACGGCCTCGGAAAACGCCTCTGGTACTTCGGATACTCGCGGTGCTTTCCTGATGCACAAAGATGCAGTTGTTCTTGCAGAGCAGATGAGTGTTCGCTCTCAGACGCAGTATAAGCAAGAGTATCTGTCTACGCTGTACACGGCTGATACGCTTTATGGTGTTGAAGCATATCGTCCTGAAGCAGGATTTGTCCTTGCTGTACCGGATGTTTGATAATAACTAAAAAGGGAACGATTACACCCTTTAGGGGAAAGCTCACGAGCGGAGCGAGTACCCTGTTTTATCTGCACACAGGTGTTTATAAATGACAGACTATACAAAGACAACTGATTTTGCTTCTAAGGATGCACTTCCTAGTGGCGACCCTAATAAAATTATCCGTGGCACTGACTTTGGTGCAGAATTTGACAATATCGAAACGGCTGTAAATTCTAAAGCCAACATTTCTTCCCCCGATCTGACTGGCAACGCCACTGCCGTTAATCTTTCTGTATCTGGCACTCTCAACTCCACTGGCGACTTGCAAATTGATGGCACCACTATCACTGCCACAGCAGCAGAGTTGAATTACGTTGACGGCGTTACCTCTAACATCCAGACGCAGCTTAACGACAAGCTGGAA